ACCGTCCGCCGGTCGGCCCGTCACGACCTTCCCCGGTTCCAGATGGCGCGCGATCTCCTATACGCCACGGACCATGTGATGACCGTGACCCCGCGCTTCCTCCGCCGTATCCTGGTTGCGTTGTTCTACGAGTCGCGGTTCCTGATCCGTTCGGGGTTCGGCCAGGTCCGTGGCGAACACATGGCCGGGGTCAGGGCGGACCTCAAGTCCGGGTTGATCGGACAGTGGCCCGACGCGGCGCCCATCCTTCGCGGACTCGACGCGGACCTCCTGGCGGAACTGCGCGATCCCCTTACCCCTTGCGAACATCCCCCGCAGGGCCTACAATCCTAGAACCGAACGGACTCAACGGAAGGAACGAACGATGGCGAACGACTCACAACGCGCGACCCTGGCGGACCTCTGGGTCCCCGTCCCCCCTGACAAAGTCAAGACGAAGCCCGGCGGTCCGCAACGCCCGCCAGTGGACTATGTGGAATGGCCGGTCGCATGGGCCCGCGTCCTGGAATGCGATCCCCACGCGAAGTGGGAAGTGATCGACGTGATCGCGGAACCGCCCGTGGTCATCGTCCACGGACGCCTTACCATCACCGACCCCGAGACGGGGACGCTCCTGTCCCTGGACGCCATCGGGGATGCGCCGCTCCGTGAGAACGGGGCGCCCACTGCGGAGAGCCAGGCGCTCAAGCGCGCGTGCGGGAAGTTCGGCGTGGGGATCAGTCTCTACAAGGCCGAGCTGAACTATGAGGACACGCCGCTCGCGAAGCAGGCCCAGGCGGGGATGAGCGTCCAGGAGGAACCGCCCGCTCCCCTTCCCGCCGCCGACTCCGTGGCCCCGGCCGTGTCTGAGGCCGTGCGGGAGGTCCGCGAGACGGCCACGCGCCGGGAGAGCGCCCCCGCGCGACGCAACGGCCCGTCCTCGGATCTCCTGACCGGGGACGAACTGCGCGAGATCGCGGACGAACTCCACATACCGGACGATTCCCCCGACGGGACGGACCGGCGGAATCGGATCGCCGGGCGGTTGCGGGCCATCTACGGGGATGCAAAGCCGATGGTATCCACCCGTCTCGCAGACCTGCTCCAGGCGAGCATCACCCCGGCCGCGTTGGAGAGCATCCTCGGCCTACGTCAAGCCGCGATGAACCCCCTGGCGATGACCATCCTGTCCCGTCTCTGCGCCGTCGACGCTCAGTGGGACTCCGAAGAGTTCCAGGAGTGGACGCGCGACCTCTGGACCGACTTCCGCAGCGTCCGCCGCTCTGCATAGACTGATGTCCGCCAGGGCCCACGCCGTCCGGGGCGTATGGGTCCTCTGGCGGTCCTTCGTGAAGGGACTGAGACGTGAGGTATCCAAACGAAGGGCCTAAGATCCGGGGCCCTGAATGGACCGGCACTTGCAAAGCCTGTGGGCTCACGTTCATCGCGGACGCGCGGGACTTCTCACATGGTGTCCTTACATGCCCCATGCTTGGATGTAGTGAACGGTTCACGAATGACCCAACGCGCGGGATCGAGAAAGTCGACCCCCGGCCCTTCGCTGGAAGGATAGTCCGATGACCTTGTGGCGGCCGAGTGGTTCCATGTGCAGGGTTCGATTCCCTGGGCCGTCTCACGCGGTCGACCTGTTCGTAATGTGCAGGTCTTCCACATCGTGCAAGTCCAAGGCCGGGCGTTTCCACAACAGGGCGCCCGGTCTCTTTCAACGCGAGGAACACCATGAGACAACGGAAGACACCGGCGCAACTGGACACGATCGCGGCCGACGGTCAGGTCCGCCTGGGGACTGAGGTCCATCCAGGGCTCAGAGAAGCGCCGAACTATGAGGCCATGGCCGAACGACTCGGGGAGGACGTGGTCAGTCACCTCTGTCACCGACGGGACGGGTTCCTCTGGCCCCAGGGAAGTGACGGACCCATCGGCGCCGCGCAGGCGGTCAAGCAGCGGATCGCTTTGTTGGAGCATCAGGCGAAGCACGCGGGGAGCGCGAGACAGGTCACACTGGATCTTAGCGGAGACTCGATGGTGAGTCTGGCCGTGGGCAAGCGGAACGCCGCGCGCCACTGGCTTGATGTCACGGTCCTGGCGATGCGCGCCTACTTGGACGCGCTCGGGTTGCAGGAGAAGGAGACCATCCGCGAGATTCAGGAGCGCGAGGAACGCGAAGCGAAGGAGGCCCTGGAACGCGCCGAACGGAAGCGGACCAGGATGGCTAGAGAAGCGGACGCCGCACAGTCCGCCGAGACCATGTTCAAAGAGGAAGGGGACGCGGCGGCCGGTCACGAGTCCGGCGAGCCCGCCCCGGATGAGACCCCTGGCGAAGCGAACCGGCGGAAGGCCGCCGAGATAGCCGCCGCCGCCCAGGCGAAGGTGGACGAACGCAACCCGGAGAGCCCGTCCGCATGATCGCCCTTCCCACCATGCGCGCCGATGTGTCCCTCACGTCCTTCGTGTTCGATGAGGGACGTGAGTGGCGTCAGGCGCTCGCCACGACCCCGACCACTGAGGACGCAGCCACCGAGGCCGCGATCGTGATCGCAGGAGTGCAGGAGTTCACGCGCGACGCGTCGCCGATGACCGAGGCCCTACTGATCGCGTCGTTCGTCCGGGGAGTGAGCGCGGCGGGCCTACCACTCGCAGACTAGGAGCAGAGACCGTGCCGAAGACTGACATCGAATGGGCCACCCATTCCCTCAACCCGATTCTCGGATGCTCCCTTGTGTCCGAGGGTTGTCGGAACTGCTACGCGATGGCCCGCGCGCATCTGACCGAGCATAATCCCGCCGTCCACGATGTCGACTACTTCCTGGCCGGGGAGACGGAGGTCACGAACGGCCACCCATACGCGGGCCTGACAACTGACGCGCGGAAGTGGTCGGGCGAACTCCACTACATCCCCAACCGGGTCGATGAGATCGCGCGATGGACGAAGCCACGGCCGCGCGTGTTCGTCGGGTCGATGTCGGACGTGTTCCACGAGTCCGCGCCGCTCAGGTGGATCTCGGAGATCATGGCGGCCGTGCGCGAACGCCCGGACTCGTCGTTCCTGTTCCTGACGAAGCGCCCCGAACGCCTCCTGGAGTGGCAGGCCTACATGGGCGGGGACTTCCCTCACGATCACGTCTGGCCGCCTAATGCGTGGATAGGCGTGAGCGTGGAGAACCAGGAGACGGCGGACGTGCGAATTCCCATCCTCTCCCGCGTCCGGGCTCGGGTGAAGTGGTTGAGCATGGAACCCTTGCTCGGGCCCGTGGATCTCGCGCCGTTCCTTCTGCACACGGTAGCGCTCGGTCCCGACCGCCGCGCCCTGGCTGATTCCGTCCCGGACATCGCGTGGGTAGTAGTCGGTGGGGAGAGCGGCCCCGGCGCCCGCCCGATGGAACCGGAGTGGGCCCGCGATCTACGGGATCAATGCGTGGCCCAGGACACGCCGTTCTTCTTTAAGCAGATGACCAAGAAAGGGACCATCCCCCCGGACCTTCTCGTTAGGGAGTTCCCACGATGAGCGCGTAACGCCCGGGATCGTGGCGTTCCACCTCGAGCCGTTCACTGACTGCGGGATGTCCGCAACACAGTTCGAAACGTGTCTCTGCCAAGAGTGCCACCGCTGGCGAACGGGTGGGCCACCCCTGGAGCCAGGAGCAGAAGCGCAAACGCCACCCACATGATCCACCCTCCTGAGAGCCCCGGTAACGGCCGGGGCTCTCTTCGCGATCACTCAGGACCGTAGACACCGAGCAAAGCGGCCGAAGCCTGGAGCGTGGCCGCGTCGGCCGCACACGCCACCCGGATGTCCGTCTTCTCGGGGAACGTCCAGAGCCCGCCGAAGTCGATGGTGTGGCTGTCCGCCACGACCAGGACCACTGTCTTAACTTGCCAGACCCCGCCGAAGGGACGCGCCAACAGGCGGAACGTGGCCTCCTTCGTCGGTTCGCTCGATGTCACGAGCAGGCGCCGCAGGAACAGCACGGCCCCGTTCGGGACGGTCCACCCGCATTGTTGCGTCTGATTGTCTCCGATGGCGATCGTGGCATGGACCGTTGCGGCCACGTCGGCCGTGATCGTCCCGGCGGCCGTTCCGCCCGACCCCGCCGTTAGGACCGCCATCCGCTGAAGGCGGATGTATTCCCCAACAGTGGGCACGTCCGTTGTCCCGTCCAGGGACACCACTTCGGTCTGCTCATCATAGGACCCGTCGAGTCCCCAGACCTGGACCGTCCGCGCGCCGGTCCCGGCGGCCGTGTCGTTTACGTCACTGCTCTTGATGTCGTGGACGGCCGCCGCCGCTTCCCAGGCCAGGACGGCCCCCGCCACCGATATGTCCTCTTCCGTGGTCCCTACGGACGCGTTGTAGCCGAACTTGTCGAGCTTCCCCCACCCATCCGCCGCGAGGTGGCCGGACGCGACCGACATCTCCAACGGCCACCTGGACCCGATGACGCCGTCCCATTGCGGTTCATGTGTTCCCATCGTTACTCACCTTCCCGTGGTTCTGGCGCCGGCATCGGCGCGTTCGTCAGTTCGCCCGCCACGACACTCGCGAGGAACCCGCGCGCCTCTACCATTCCATGCTGGAGACTGTCCACACGGGCCGGGATGTCGGCCCCGGCGAGCGCGGTCTCCGCGTCCCAGACTTCGCCGAACGTGTCGGCGCGCTCCGGGATGACCGTGACACGGAGATCCGGGAGCGATGACGCGCCGTGAGCGGCCACAAGGTCCGGGGAGTCCGCGTATACCCCGACGATGTCCCCGTCATAGGCCGGGGCGCGTTGAACGCCCTCGCTCGGGGACGTGAGAACGAACAGCATGGTTAACCCTCCTGGAACAGCGCCTCGATGGCGGGGAGTATGATCTGGGGAACAACCTCATCCTCGGTCAGATGGGCCCGCGCGAACTCCCGACCGGCCGCGCCGATTGCTTCCCGCCGTTCCTCGGCCTGCAGATACTGGCGACACTTCTCCACGGCGTCCGGGATATCCTCATACGTGACCAGGTGTTCCCCGTCGACCAGTTGGCGGGTCTCGCCGTTGACTTCCCACGGAACGGCCAGGCTCTCCGCGTTGTCCGTGAGACACATGGCGCCGGACAGGAGCGTCATCGGGACCCGGTCGGACCAGTAGCCTGACGGGTTGATGATGGTGTTTGGGGAGATGGCGGACGTGTTCACCACGATCTTAGACATCCGCGCGACCTTCACCGTCTCATGGACGGACGCCTCGGGCCGGATGTAGGGCCCGAGTTCCGGGTCGGCCCTATGCCATCCGTTGTGTTCTGGCTCAGGGTGCCCGCCGTAGAGTCGGATATTCGTGATCCCTGCGTCCAGGAGCGCGAGCGCGAGTTCCACCCGGTCAATGTCTGTCGGATGGGTCACGGGGTCATACATCGTCCCCCAGGGGAGCAGGACATCGCACGTAAGACGCGGGAAGCTCGCCGAGTCCGGGAGATCACAGATCATCGGCGTGGCGAACGATGGGTAATAGACCGCGTGGCCGCCGTATTGCTCCATGTGGCGGACGCTCTCGTGACACTGGCATAGCAGCATGTCGAACGCCGCGCCCTTCTCCACTGCGCCCATGTCGCGCGTGATCCCTTCCCACAACGCGTATGGGTGGTATTGGCTCAGTTCCACCAGTTTCGTGGCCGGGAACTCTCGTCGGAAGTCCTCGATGGCGCCGACGGTCGGAAAGAAGGTCGGGAGCGACCACCCGAGGACCACGTCCGGCTTCAGCACGGACACCCGCCGCTTCAGTGACTCGAACACATGCTCGGTGGGGTCCGTGTCCGTTCCCCTTGCTTCGTCCTGAATCGACAGGCGCGGGAACACACTGACCTGGTGGCCCGCCTTCCGCATTCCCTCATGGAGACCGGCGGAACACCTGTCCGCCATCGTGTAGTAGATCCCGAATAGAATCCTCATAGATCGCCCCTCTCAATCGCTTCCAGTGTATCGCGAAGCGCGCGATGACGGTAGTCCACCAGTTCCATGGCCGAGCGGATCATCAGGGAGTGGAACCAAGGCTCCTGAGCGTCCTGGATCGCCTTCCACGCCATCTGAGCAATTAGGATCGGGTCCGTGGGGTCATCGACCACGAACGACCCCTCCATCCCGAACCGTCCCGCAGGTGTGCAGGGACCGACCAGGCACGGGGCGCCCAGGAGATAGGACTCCATCGCCGTGTAGTTGAAGGACTCCGCGTGCGTGACCTGTAGGTTCAGGTCCATCCCGCCCATCTGCTCATAGTAGTCACGTTGGGGAGCATAGCGCGTCTCGAATAGGGACACGTTCCCCGCTATGGCCATGTTTAGGGAGTTGAACTGCATTGGGCCGTGGATCTCCACCGGCCGCCCGCTGATCCGGCTCAGTTCGCGTGCCGCTAACATCTGGGTCCAGGTGTTTTTCCGGGGACTCCACGTGTTCCACATGCCGACCCGGAGTGGGTTCTCCGCTTCCCGTGGACCTCGGCGAAGGCGTTCCAGGGGGTCCGTTCGGATCGGGACGGGGAGCCATCGACACCCGAGCGCTCGAGCCATCGGAGCGTGGCCGCACAGGACGTGGGACGGCCCCAACGGGATCACCTGCTCGAATACACCGTGTTCTCCGTCTATCTCTCCCTGGGCCATCGGAGAGTGCAGAACCGCGAACGGGTGGACGCCGCCATCGCGCAGAAGCGCGAACATATCGGCCTGACCGTCGGACCAGGAGTGCAGAAGGCAATAGCGGACCCCGTCGGGGATCGTTCCCCCAGGGTAGTCTGTGAGGCCGAAGACATCGACCATAGACGCGTTCAGATAGGCCACGCTGGTATGCTTGACCCCGGAATAGGTCGCGATGGTCGGGAACTGCTCATCCCCCAGGGGACGCCGATGTTCCGTGTCTGCGCGTCTCATTACGCCCTCCAGTTGGCGAAGCGCGTCCCGCTTCCGAAGCACGGGCCCCGTGACCGACACGCGTCCGCTCAGGACGGACTCCGTGGCCGCCACCCATGCGGGAAGGTCGGCCGTCGACAACGCGATCTCCGCATGGTCCCGGAGCGCGCCGTTGTCGCTCACGATCGTCGGGATTCCCCACTTTCGGGACTCTTCGACGGCCATTCCGTAGGTCTCCGTGACCAGGGACGGCGCCAGTAGCGCCTTCGCGCGCGTGAAGTAAGGTCTGGGGTCGGCCCACCCAACGGACTCGCAGTTCTCCGAGTGAATCGCCGGACTGTCCCCGATGATGACGAACCGTTCCTCGGGGAAGTGGTCCGCCACGCGCCGGACAATGTCGGTCCCCTTCTCGAACCCGGCCCCGATCATCAGGATCGCGCCGTCACGCGTCGACGTTCCGAGCGCGTCCTCGGTCGGTGGGGTCAGGACCTCAATCTCACGGCCAGTGGAATGGGCGAACCGGCGCGCGGCAAACTCGGAATTGAGGACCAGAGTGTCCGGCGCATCGAACAACGCGCGCCACTCCGGCGCGCTCTCCGGGTCTTCGGGGATTGCGAACGTGTCCGCGTCCATCCCCATCCAGAACTGTTGATAGCACAGGAGCGGCGCCAGGCCGCTCAAAGTGGTTAGGCGTAGGTTGAACGCTAGACCCCACCCGAACGTGGTCCAGAGCGCCACGGGGCGCGCTTCCTGCGACCACTGGCGTATATACGGGATGGCCGCGTCCTGGGGGACGTAGTGATACGCCATCCCCTCCACGTCCTTCTGATCCGCTTCAGGAATCGGCCGCACGGTCCCGGACCCGTAGGTCGCGCGGACCCATGCGAAGACGTGGACCTCATACCCCATCGTCTGGAGATGCGCCCCGACGGCTTTCCATACGATCTCCCCGCCGCCGATGCAGTCCGGCCACGCCGTCCCGATCACGAGCCCGACGCGGGCCCCGACGCTCGCGGAGACCTCCACGCCCGGCGTGTCATACTGCGGCCCCACTACGCGGAAGAGCCGAGGGTCCAGACGGTGAAGGGCCAGGAGTTGCGCGCCCGTCTTCGACGCTAGGCGCGCGGGGATCGTCATCCGGGATTCATCGCCCGTGACAACGTGGCGGATGGTCAACGGGATACGCCGCGCCATGTTACCCCACCCGACTCGGACGGTAGATACGGCCCGAGGCCCACCAGTTGATATGCGCCTTGTATTTATGCGTCCCGGATGTCCGCTCATATCGGATGGTGAGCGTCCGCTCCAGGACCCGGATGTCCACAATCCTGACCACTGTTAGGGACTCTTCCGGGCTGTAGAACAGACCCGACGTGGTGTCCTCAATCTGGAGTATGACCGCGCCCGAAGACTCTTCCGACGGCGTGAAGTCCAGGAGGACATCCTCATCATAGATCGAGCTGGTGGTCCGCTCCGGCGTGATGTTGACACCCTGTTGGGTCCGCTCGATGGAGTCCGCGACCGCGTTCTTGAGTCCCGCCAGTTGAACCCCGAGGTCTTCCAGGAACGGCTTCGGCTTGTTCTCCAACCGAAGGCGGACGCGAACCCCGCCGTCCGTGGCCCTGCGGTTCTCTTCCAGAATGCGGAAGTCCTTCGCGATGTCGTTCCCGTCGTGATCCGTGTTCAGGAACGAAGACACGGACACAAGGTCGCCAGGAGCGAAGGACATCAGACCATCCGGCGTGTCATATACGTCCAGGACCATACTCTCACGCGGGTCCTTATTGGCCGCCAGATAGGCGTCCGCCTCGGTCTTTAGCTCGGTCATCGTGTCGACGTTGAACGCCACCGTCTTCTGACGCAGACCGTAGTCCCCCTGACTTGTGGCGTCCTGTAGGACCACGGTGATGGCGTTCCCGCCGGCGCCGGTTCCGGTGGCGACCAAGTAGTTGACTAGGTCCTCATCATCTCGGTCATAGGCCGTGATGTTGACGTGGTGGCCTTCGATCAGATGATACGTGTCACGGCGATCCGTTCCCCAGGTGGCGCCCACTGCGCCGGTCGCGGGCTCGGTCTGCACGTCCACTTCCCCGGTCAACCGGACCCGCCATTCCAGTCCGTAGGACTCCGCGATACGGTCCAGGACGGCCAGAAGCGTCATCCCGCCGACGGTGAAGTTATCTTCGACCGTCTGGGACACCACGGTCCCCTGCGTTATCCCCGGAATGTCCCGCCGCGCGATGACCTCGAACCAGTAGATGGCCGGGGTCTTCCGCGTTGCATCGTTCGGGGAGAACTCAAACCTGACGGCAAAGTATCGGCGATCGAGCAGTCCCGTTATGTCCTCGCCTGCTCCTGACGGGAACGTCGGGAACTGAGCCACCGGGAAGGACCGCCCGGCGATCGCAATATACGTCTCCACGGACCACTTGACCTCTTGCTCGTCGTATGAGCCATCGAAGCGCAGAACGTCCATGTCATCTACGGCCGAACCCCAATCATATATGGGGGACTCATAGACCCCGGACCCGCTGTATGGCGGGATCTCGTTAATCCCGTCCCCGTCGTCGTCCGAGGCCCCGGCCAGGGTCAGGGTCCCGGTGGCGTCTTCCGTCGCGTCCTCGCGGATCAGGTCCCATACGATCGCGCCGCTCAGGAGCAAGTAGTCGGAAGAGTTCGCGCTCGCCAGGTATCCGTTCCAGGAACACAGTTCGTTAGCATCGTGCGTTATGTCGCTCGGCGTGGTGGACGTGATCCGCCGATAGTCATAGGACTGCGTCAGGCGCTTCGTGTTCTCCACGGATGAGATGTCCCCACTGAGGACGTAGTCCGCCGGGAACTCGGTGTCCGCCAACCGCGCGGACAACCCCTCTGCCTCATATCGCACGAACCCCTGGGGCCCGAGCGAGATGACCCCGGCGATCTGTCCGACGGCGTGGTCCGTCTCGGTCTCGGTCTCATAGGCCCGGACCACTGTCCCGTGGGTGAGCAGGCTGATCTGCGCGTCATCGCGTGGGATGGCGAACCGTATCTCGCGGGTTCCCGAGTTCGTCCGCGTGAACTCCACGTCCGTCGCGTTGACCAGGATGTCGGCTCGAGACGCGTTCCCTGAGTTGTAGACGTGGATCTGGTAAGGCATGAACCCGCCTAGAGATATAGGTCCTTGTGTCGGATCTCAACGTCCAGGTTCCCCGCAGTGGGCGGGGAAAACTCAATATGGTTCAGTCCGGGGACAAGCTCGAAGTAGTGGCCGTTTACTTCGTCGTTGTTCTCTTGCCACGACCCGGAGCGCAGGAGTCGCGTCCGCGCGCGGACGTTGTCAATCGCCAAAGAGTCGGCCGTCGCGTTCGTCAGTTGGGCCGGGCTCTCCAGCTTGAATGAGACGTGTTTGTAACGGGGTTCGCTGGTATTGATGAACTCCCCGGCCACGGAACCGCGCTCCAGTTGGAAGTCATCCGCGTAGATCTCTTCGGAGTTGTTGACCACGCGGATCGTGACCGCGAGGAAGGCCGCCGACGCGTGGGACGTATGCGCTCGGGACGCGCGTTGCCAGGATGTTCCCGTGACCACTGTGTCGCCGGTGGAATTGCTCAGGAACCCGAGCGCCGCGTCGAGTGACTGAATCACGATCCGCGCCGTGGCGCCTGCGCTCACCCGCGCCACGTAGGCGCTGAACACGTATTGGGTCGACGCGTCACACGGGATGGTTTGCCCCAGGTTGTGATGGGTCCCCCCACCCGTGCGATGGACCCGGAGACACCGGCCGCCGGTTCGCCCCAGATGCTCGATCACGTCCGGGTCTGAACTCCCGGCCGGGGCGGTCCAGTCATCCGGCGTGGCGCCGACTCCTTCCTCCACGGATGAGTTCACCACCAGGTTACGGCCCTTCCAGATGACCTCACCGTTTCCCGACGCGGGCCACGTCGATGAGGACGGCGTCAGAATCAACTGCGCGGGCCCTGGGACGCTCCCGGCGTATTGAGGGTGGGCGTATCTGATGAGCTTCGTGGAGTTGATGCTCGCCGTTGTAACGGAGTGGGCAAAGTTCCGATCTAGACCCCAGACCCCGAGCGGGACGATTAGGCGGATCGTCACCTCACGGATGAACGCGTGAAGCCGGTCGGTGTAGCGGATGCCACTGAGCCAGACCTCGGCGTGACGGCTCAGGGTATTGTCCGTGAGCGTCATCGCTGTTCCAAAGGTAAAGACCCGCATCAGGACCTCGGTCTTATCGTCCAGGTCCACCGCGTCCGTCCCATACAGGCGGCCGAACAGCGTGATCTCCTTCTGCCCAATGGGGTTCCCGTATGAACGGACGTAGACACCCATCCGCCCGGCGATTCGTTCCCCTCGGACGGACGTGACGGTCGACTCCCGCACGATGTCAAACCCCGTGGGGAAGTCATAGAAGATCGTCCCGGAGTCAATCGTTAGGCGTCCCATTAGCGCCGTATCCCCTTCGTCCGCTTCGCCTTCGCGAAGGCCCGGCCGAGCCCCACGTCAAACTGGTCCTGTATGATCCCGTCGAGGTCATCCAGGTCGGCCACCGTCTGGACGTGGACGTTCTCCACATGGATTGTGGTCCCGCCTATGTCGCCAGGACCGCCCCCTGCTCCCGCCGTGGCGAGTTCCGCCCCGGTGTCCCCGCCTAATGCTCGGATACCGTCACGGATCTCCGTGAGCAGGTTGTCGCGCCTGTTCCCGAGCGTTGTGAGAACGTCACGGAACGCGCCGCTGATCGTCGTCACCGTTACCCCGGCCGGTTTGCCCTGGTCGGGAGCAGGAACCGGGAGACCCGTCTCGGGGTTGATCGTGGTCCTCACGAGCCGATCGTCATTCCGCGTGACGTTCACATGAGCGAACGGGTTGAACTGGTTCTCCAGTTGCTCATCCGCGCCCCGTGCTAGTTGGAACGCCCGGTCCCCTGCATTGAACACGGCTTGGAGTTGTTCCCGGAACGCCGGGTCGGTCAGGATGTCGTTCGGGTTGCGCCGAGCCCCACCACCGAGGTCCACGTCGATGAGCTTCCCGAGTTTCTCAAGCTCTGGCTTAATCAGGGAGTCCACGACCTGAGCAGTGATGGACGCGCCCACTACTTCCTGCATGAACGCCTGGATGGACCGCGTGGCCTGGTGGCCCGTGAACCCTGCGTCGATCCCCTTCTCAATCGCGCCCGTCAGGGAACCGCTCACCTGGTTCGCGAACCCGGACGCGTCGAAGTCCCCGCCTAAAAACTGCTTGGCCGCGTTGATGGAGTTCGTCAGGAACCCGCCCACGTCTCCCTGAGCGCCGCTCACTACGGCGCCCGCCAGAGACCCGCCAACGCCTCGGAACCCGCCGGTCATCTCGGAGAGGACCTGTATCCCGATGTCCCCCCACTCGGTCAACGCGTCGGCGAGCTTCCCGAACACGCCTTCGACCTTCTTCCCGAAGGAGTCGGACCCACGCCCGGCGCGCATGGCTGCAGTGTGAACATCGTCCAGGCTCTTCCCGACGTTCGCCACGTCCTGAGCGGTCCCACGGAAGTCTGCGCCCTCGATCTCCATCAGGAACGCGCGGAACGCCTGCATCCCTGGATCATTCTCCAGTTCCGTCTGGCGGGCCACGTTCGCGATCTGGTTCCTGGCGCCGAACAAGGCGGCCTGTGACGCGCTCCCCGGCTGCCGCCCCATCGAAACGCGCCGATCCGCTGCGGCCTGGGCCGCGCCCGATGGATCTCGCAGGAACCGCGCCCCGCCCTCGATCATCTCACGCAAAGCGCGAGGAACCACCGACAGAGATGACTGGCGAGCCCCGTGCAGGGCCCGATCCGTGGCGCGTGGGAGTAGTCGGTTCTCGGGAGTGATGCGCGCCCCGGCCCTCGGCCGTCGACGCGTCAGAGTCGGAGCGACGATGGTCGGGAGATCCTTCGCGGCCGCGTCGGCGAGCTTCCGCGCCTTTGCCGCTTCCGCGAACGCGTCCCGCTGGATCTGCTCAAAGCTCTTGGGCCGCTGGCTCAGGACGTTGTTCCTGAGTGCTGTCACGGTGGCCGCGTCGGAGCCAGGTGGGACCGCGAAGTTCCGCAGCGCCGTTACGCGTTGCTCGGACGCCTTCGCGGCCGCTGCCTGTTGCTTCGCCAGGGTCTCCTGGACCTCAGTGGTGGGGAGTCCCTTGAGGAACAACCCCGCGGGGGAGAACCGTCCCAACAGGATCGCCGCGTCAACCATCAGGGCCAACGCTTCCGCCGTCTTCCCTGCGACCGTCGCGATCGCCTTCAGGGACGTGACTATTTCATCCTTATTGCCCTCTAGGGCCCGCGTCAGGCGTTCGATTGCGTTCCCGAGCCCCTTCTCACCTTCAACCTGTCCGGCCGCTTCGTTGAATATGTCCCCGACGGCTCGGGCGAAGTCGCGAAGCGCGGGCATGGCGCCTTCGGTCAGGTTCGCGACGAACGTCTCCCAGGCGTCCCCCATGTTGGAGATCGCCCCGACCGTGGTCTCGCTCATCCGGTTCGTGGCGCCCGCAATCGGGCCCTCGGTGTTGACCATCGTGTCCAGGAGCGCCGCGCGGAACTCGGGGAGCGTCAGTTTCGTCAGGTCCTCAATGCCCTTGAAGGACTTGATTAAGTTGAGGATGCCACGCTCGCGCAGGATGTCGGCCGCGCCCGCGCCACCGGCGAACGCGCGCCCCATGGCGGATGCGCCCTCGGTCGCGGACAGACCCATGAAAGCCGACAGGTCCGCGACCGCCTTCGTGGTCCCCTCGATGTTCTTCGTGAATTGCCCACCCATGAACGCCGCGAGCGTGGTCCCGGCCTCGGACACGTCCCGGACGCTGAACGCCGTAGTGGCCGCGATCCGGCGGAAGGCGTCCATGGCCTTCTGCGCCCCGGCCGCTGATCCCACAACGCCCTGGAGACGGACCTCCATGGTCTGAAAACTGAGGTTGAGACCTATACCGGCCTTGTGAGCGTCCACGATCCCGCGCGCGAACGAACTGACCACGCGCAGGGCGCCGCCGACGGCGCGGTCCACCAGGGAGAACTGGAGCGCGAGCTTCGATAACGACCCGGTCATCTCCTTCGTCTGGGCCGTCGCCTTCCGCTGGCGGCCACCGTAGTCCTGGATGGCCTTCCCCACGTCATCTATCTCGCCTTCGGCGTCCTGTCCTTCGTTGGCGAGCGCGGAGAGCGCCGTGGTCATCTGCTTGGACGCTTTGACCGCCTGAGACATCGCGCGGGAGAACCCGCGCGTGTCGCCGTCTATCTCGAATTGCAGGTGTTCATCGGCCATATCAGTCCCCCATCACCTTCCCGAACTTCTCGGACCACTCCGAGGACGTGGGGATGGCGGCCAAAAGACGGCGCGTCTGGGTCGGAGTAAGGGCCAGGAAGTCGTTCAGGGAATGGTGGTAAAAATGGCAGAACATCCCGCACAGTCCCCAGAGGTCTAGGTCGCGGGGTTGTCTGTCCCCGCTGGTTCGTTTCCCGCCGTCTCCCCGTCATCGTCCTCGGGGACCATGTCGCGGCCCGTCGACGTGATCGCGTAGATCCGCCCTAGCAGGCGGTCATGCTCGGGGTCATCCGGCGTGAAACACCGCGCCACGTCATCGAACCCGAGGTCCGGGTAGGTCTCGCGGACCCCGACCGTGGCCGTGGCGAACATCCGCCGCATGTTGCGGAACGCGCGGGCGGGGTCTTCTGGCGTGTCGGGGTCCAGGAGGTCCACCCATTCTACGTTCGTCCCCTCCACGCCCATCGGGGTCAGGATGTCCTGGACCGCGAACATCTCGAGCCAGGAGAACTCCCGGAACGTGCAGGCCCCGATACCGGGGACCTCCAGGGTGATCCCCGCGTTCGTCATCTCCCGCCCCGTTGCTTCCATCGTCGCCATATCCCTGCTCCAGTGTCTGCGTTGGACTAGTTGTCCTGGTTGCGGTAGTAGATCGTCCCGGTTCCGCGCATGTTGATCGTGGCCTCGGTCACGGCTCCCGCGCGCGGGCCCGCCACGGCGTATTCCTCGATCAGCATCAGCGCCACGTATCTCTGGACCGCGCCCGCCGTCGTGTTAATGAAGAACTCGACGGGGAACTCCCGGTCATCCATGTCCCGGAGACCGGCCGCCGCGCTGACGCTCATGTTTTCATCCTGCCAATGGCGTTGACAGACAGCCGACATCCCCACGACGGACCTCTCGAACTGCTTCCACGAGTCGCCGAACTCGGTCACGTCGATGAGTTCGGAATCCACGGTGAGCGCGAACTCGTGGAATCCCGCCACCTTCGCCATCGTCCACAAGGCGCTTCCCGTGGACGTAACCGTTGTGGTCGCGCCCGCGCCCGTTATCTCTAGCTCCCCCACGGGCGGATTCACGGACACAACGCTCCCGGCCGCTGGCGTGAAGTCCCCGGGAACTACGTCATAGTTGAAGGATCGCAGGATGCGCGTGGCCTCTGTCTGCACGACGTAGAAGTCCGTGGCGCCGATCTGCGCGAAGGTCACGCTGGACATATCGCTCAGGCCGACCGGGGCGTATATCGCCCCGGTAATGCCGGTGTAATGGGCCATCGCTCGCGTCCCCTCGGTTTAGAGCAAGGTTCCGCCATAGAGCGGGGTCCCGTTGCCGGTGAGTTCCACGGTCATCGTGGTCAGACCCGCCCCGGCCGTGATGTTGACCTGACCGACGAACATTGCCCCGTAGTAGGCTTTCCCCGCGCTAGCCGTCGTGTCGATGAAGAAGTTCACCTGGATCTGGCCGGGACTCCCCGCCGTCACGAGCGTCCCGCCGAAGGACGCCGCCATGATTCCCTCAAGCAGTTCGTCCTGCATCACTGTGACATCGTCGGCGTCATAGTGCATCGTCAGGGTTCCGCTCCACTCCCCAACGCCCTGAGCATACTGGCGGAAGGCGTCCCCGAGTTCGGTAGCCTCAAGGAGTTCCTTCCCGATCGTCAGGTCGAACGTGGCAGTCTGTCCGGCCACGGTCGCGATCGTCGCCGTGGTCGGCGCAGTCAAGGTCCCACTCGGCGTGAGCAGGCTAACCTTCGCCTTGATCTGTGTGTAATGGGCCATCTCATCCCCTCCTGATGTAGTCGTCTAGGCGTTCGCGCTTCGTGGAACCAACCGGCCCCCACCCGATCTCCGCGAACCACTCGCTCAGGTCGGCCGAGGACAACGCCTCAAGGCTCTTCCCAAGTGCTGCCGCGCTCTCCGCGTAGTCCGTAGAACAGGCCAGGAGGTCCGCCTCGATGGGGTCAATTCGTCCTGCGCCCCAGGACGTTACCCGGCCAATGTCGAGGCCCTGGGACTCCGCGAGCGCGGTCTCACGGGCCCGGCGTTCGTCCCTCAGTTCCGCCAGTGTTTTCATCCGCCCACGCTCCTGAGACAGAGGACATCCAGATGAGCGGCCCACAGTTTCGTGGCCGCGCTATCCGATGGCGCGGGCCCCGTTATCAGGCGCCCGCATCGAAGGTAATACCAGAGTCCGTCCGCTTGCCGGACTCGGTTCGCGTTGAGAACCGCTTTTACACGATCCCCGAGGTCCGCGACCTGGGCCTCTATCGTCCCGTCGTTTTTCGCGCCCCGCTGGTAGATGTAGAGACGGAACCGCTGGCGCAGCTCCCGGACGTTCCCGAGTTCGCCATCGTCCTCATCCGTCCCCAGGTGTGCGATGTATACCGTGGGATAGATCGCCTCCTTTCGACGGGTTCCGATGTGGATGTTCGTGACCACGTCACCGCCCGTTCCGGCCAGGAGGACCGCCAGGTTATCCGGTTCAATCAGCGTCAGACGGAGCGCCGCGCGCGTCTCGTCGGTGTATTGAGCGGCCGCCGCTGCGACCTCGGTGATGGTGGTGATCGCCATCAGGCAGCCTGTTTCTTACGCCAGAGGCCGAAGTGCTCCAGGATGCTCCTGGCAAGCGCGGGCCCAATTACCGCTGGCCGACCACGCGTCAGAAATCCGTTCTCATCCCCCGTCCACACAACCGGCGTGTCCGAGTGCCACTCACGGCCGCCGTCCTGGGCCTCTTTGAACCCACGCGGATCGGAACTCGGTGGGGCGAGGAAGGGTTCACCATCGCGATCCCGAATTGCCCACCCGTTCAACGTAATGACGCCCGGTAGTTCCACATCGACGTGGGCCAGAACCGGCATGGCCCCGACCATCCCTTCCCAATCCTCGGCGTGAGGGTGCGGCTCCCGGAACGTGATCTCCCATACACTCGCAGGCATCAGAGCCATTATCGTGTCCCTCCTGAGATCGCCCGCCTAATCCAGACCGGGATCTGGTCCTCGAACACGCGCGACACGACCGGCGCCAGTTGCGCGGCCTGCAGAATCTTTCTCTGGGGGACTCGGATTCCTTCCTGATGCGCGATCGCATACGGGACCGATGTCCCGTAGGTCATCCCGTCGGAACGGATGTCCTCGACGTGTCCCGCCGCGTGTCGGTTGACCAGGGACTCCCTCATCACGCCGGTCTGATGCAGGATCGGGTGGCGCGGCCCCACGCTGATCTCCCCACGGTCTATCCGGTCCTGGCGTTGTTCGACCGTCGCCTCTGCCAGATCCGGCCAACCAGGCCCCTCTGGGTCGAAGGCTTCGCGCGCAATCGCAGGCCCGAGGACTTCCGCCACTTCCTCGAACACGGGGCGCAGGTCCTTCACCGTGCGTTCCAGGAGCGGGAACATACGGCTCATCCGCTCGCCGTCGGCGAAGTCCATGCTGATCTCAAAATACCTGGGCATGGATCACCAGTCATCCGCGCGTTTGAAGGACGTGACCATCTCGGCCTCGGACTCTTCCGTCGTCAGTTCCGTGTAGTCCCCGAGGACGCCGAGTTCGATGGGCGATGTCCGCGCCGTGTCCAGTTGCGTGGACCCCGCCACGATCCCGGCCAGGAGTTCCTTTGCTTCCCTGCGCCACCTGGACGCCGGGTCCATCGGGTCCTCTGGGGAGTTTGCAGCGTTGGCGTGGGTCTCGTAAATGATGTCGTGAACTTCGGCCGCCACCATCCGCTTAGAGATCGCGCGCAGGAGCGGCGTGTCATCAGCGTCCACGACCGGGATGGTGTCGTAATGAGGACGGAGCGCGGCATTGATGACCGCGTCCGCCTCGGGGATGAGGTTCGACGTGACCCGCGCGTCTGTTATGCCGTTCGCGTCGGAGTCCGTGTCCAGGGATGATATCCCTGGGAACATCTCCAGCACGTCGGCTAGCAAGCAGTAGGCCATGTCAGTGATCCAAGAAGTCCGCCGCGCCTATGTCGGCCTGGGGGACCATTGTGTGATCGTGTTCGTCATCCACCTCGGTCGCGTGAGCGAGCGCCGTCCTAATCCGGGTGATGGCCTCGGACATCGAACCCGGCCACGAGTAATCGTGCATCAGGGCCCGAAGCAGAACCGCGTCCGCGTGGTCCAGGACAACGGTGGTCGGCCCAGACATCAGGACTTAACCAACATGAGGACCACGCCAACGACGATGGGGACCACTATCAACTGCGCGAGCGCCGTGATCCCCGCTAGTTTGTATCGACCGATCTCAAGGGCCCGTATGCGTCCCTCTTGATCGGCCGATGTGTCTACTAGGTGGCTCACCTTCTCCGTCATCGTGGCCACGGATACCGTGAGGTCTTCCAGGAGCGACGTGATTCTCTGCGTGTCTGCGTCCATAGGTGATCCCCTCATGGACTCGTTGGTTTACGCCTCGGGAAGTGATCCGCCTTGCCAGGTCACGCCGTCACACCAGAGGACGCCGATCTCATCCTGGTCAATCACGACGATGGTGGACGCCCCGTCCTTCACGGTCAGGGCCTCGGCCGCGTTGGCCGCGTTGGCAATACGGAACTCCAGTCCCGCCAGAGCGATCGCGGCCACCGGGAGCGTAACGTCCCGAGCCGCGCCGCCTGGGTCGAGTGTCTGGAACTTGGGCGAAGTCGCCGCGAGGACGTGGGTGGCCGACAGGGTCTCGATATTCACGGCCCCACGGGTGTCTCCTGGGATGAACACATGCCACCCGGTCCCGTCGGACAGGAACTCCCCGATCATCCCCGCGCCTAGCGTGGCCTGGATCGTGGTGTCGCTGTCTTCGTAGACGTTCAGGAGTTCGTTTGCGTCCGCCGAGTTCTTGACCGTGAACCGGATACCGATGGCGCTCGCCTCGGTCGGGAGTGTCACGGTTCTGTCCGCGCCACCTGGGTCTAGGATGTGCGTGGGCGGCTCGAGCAGCGTCAGGACCCGCGTGGCGGCCAGCGTCTCGATGTTGATCGCCTCGGCGCGGCCCGTGAGGCTGTATTGCCACGCCACACCGTCCGACACCACGACCCCGGTCATGTTCGGCCCGATGGCGAACTGTGCCGTGGCCCCGGCGTTCTTGACCGTGATGATCTCCAGCGCGTTCGCCGCGTTGGTTATCGAGTAGGCGATCCCGATGGACGCCGCCACGGCCGGGAGCGTCACGTCCCGATCCGCCGCAGGGTCTAGGATCTGGAAGTATGCGGACGCGGCCGTGAGCGTCAGGTTCGCGGCCAGCGTTTGCTTGTTGACCTCGGCGCGGCCGCCTTCGCCACCGCCGCTGAAGTCGATCCAGGAAGTCCCGTCACACCGCAACGTGGCCGCCTGACCGCGCCCGAGCGTGGCCACCGTGGCGGCCGCGTCATCGTTGATGGTCAGGGTCTCATCCGCGTCGGCCGCGTTGTAGAAGTGCATCGCCAGGCCGTCGCACACTGATTCCGCCGGGAGCGTGACCGTTCGGTCTGCCCCACCCGGATCTAGGAACTGGATCATCGGGGACGACACGGTGAGCGTGGTCGCGCCGGTGAGGGTGGTGGTGGCGTGAGCCAGGAACACACCCTCGCGGAACTCCGTCGGACGCCGGATCAGATCACGAGACATTGGCGGCCCCCTTCCTGCGCGACCGCGTAAACAGGTCCACGAAGCGCCGCCGCTGGAGACCGTCCACCTTCCTGGCGACCTTCGGGTCCGCCATGTTCGGTGAGAAACGGTCCCCGGCCGCGTATTCGACTCCATCGAACCGGAACGGGCGCCGCGCGTATAGCGTGTCGGTCGGAGCGTTCATGGTCGGTTCCTCTCTGCCAGGGACCACCTAGTTCGTGTCCTTCCAGAGATACCCCGCCCCGGCGTGGATCTGTTCGATCCCGTCGGTGATACGGACCTCAACGACCCACGCGCGCCGTTCCTCGGAACGCCAACGCCTGACCGCGAACTTCTGACCGCGCTGGATCATCCACGACCCGAACTGAACGGACATCAGCGTCGGGTTCGGGTCCTTCACCAGAAGCGCCGCGTCATCGCCCCAGATGCGCGCGAACGCGTCCGTCTGTCCACGGTTTGACGTGGTGTAGGTCTCGCTCATCACGATAACCTCGCGGACCATGATCTGCTCCGCCAGGGCATTCATCATGGCCGCGATGGGCGCCCCGTTCCCGGTCCCGATCACGTCCCGGATGTCCTGATGCTTGATGAGGTCGAGCATCGTGGTTCGGCCGATTGCGAACGTCTCGGGCCAACGTCCGACATCGACCTCTATGTCTGCGGCCTTCGCGCGGATGGCTTCCAGCGGGGAGCTGTTCTGATCCGACCACTGGTCCGCGCCCGCCAGCGTCTCGGAGTTCGTGTAGTTCCCCGTGGTGGTGGCGTAATCACTTATGGCCTTCGCGCGGCTCCGGGTCAGTTGGTTCGCCACGATCCGCGCGCCGTCCTGCAACGGCGAAAGCGGAGAGTCGGCGTTGCGGATGACCCGGTCGGATACCATGATCTTGAGACCGCGCTCATCCAGGGCGTAGGTCCCCTGACTGATCCCGTATCCGATCTCCGACGCAACCCCGGCGTCCGGGATCTCGTCGGCCTCGGCCCGGCGCGTGTCGCCGAAGTCGTATTTGTGATAATTGTCCGACTCGTGGACAACCGTGACCTCGCCGAACAGGCCCAGGGCCGGGAAGCCCTCACCCATCGCGGCCACGGTCATGTTCTGGAGTGCCTTGTCAACGTGGATCTGTGAGAGCGTGGGTTCCGAACCCGTCAGCGGTTCGATCACCATCCCCGGCTGGATCTCCCACCCACCGGCCTCAATTCTCGGGTCCATAATGGTCCCCCTTCTGGCGTCTGGCGCCGTTTACACGGATGCGACCTGCGTCCCCACTGCGGACTGAAGGAAGCGAACTTGGTCCCCATCCGCCGCCGCCGCGTCGATCAGGACGCCGAGGATGTAGTCTTCGTCAGTTGTCTTCGCGACCAGTTTCCCGGCCGCCGTGGTCCCTACCACTGCGCCCGCCGCGATCGCCCCACCGGCGATACCGATGGCGATGTCTCCGGCGCCGCTCACGCGAACGGCGTCCCCTGCGGCCTGGCCGGGGTCCAGGAGAACCCCAAGCGGGAGATCCGTGGCCCCATCGCACACGTCCACCGTCCCGGCGGTCGCGCCGAACTCAACCGCGTAATACAGCTTCGCGCTCAGATCGTTTTCCGCCGTCCAGACCGAGATGTCGTTCCTGATGACCGTTCGCATGTGCGGCCCTTTCTTCGGTGTCGCTTAGCCGGTTGCGGGGATGTGGTAGACCTTCGCGACCAGCGCCGGGTCCGCGACCTTCACGATGTCCACGGCCGCCTGGTAGGTCGGAGCGCCGTCCGCCTGGGCCTTCGCGATCGCGGCCTCGAACGTCGCCATGGCGTCCCCGCCCTCGCCGCCGCCTGCGGACGAACCGCGCGTGCTGAAGTCCACCGTGACCGGGAAGGTCGCGACCGCGAGGTCGAACGCCTCGGGGTCACTGGTGGCGAGCGCCGCGAGCGCGTTGGGCTTGCCGTCGGCGTGCACGAGATGGCCGTCCGTCAGGCGTCCGGCCGCCTTGTGCGCGTCGATGACCTTCTCGGCCTTCGCCGTCAGGATCTCGGCGGCCTGTTCCGCGTTCTTCGTCTCTAGGGCCGTGACGCTGGCGCGCATCCCGTCCAGGGTCGCTTTCATCGCGACCAGTTCGCCGTCAGTGTTCGGATCATCCGCATTGGCGGCCGTCGCGGCCGCGAAGATCTGTTCGTCGGTGGCGTCCTCGGGAAGTCCGAGCGCCTTCGCCATGAGCTTGGAGTCCATGTCGGTCCCCCTTGTTGGTTCCGCGTTGTCAGGCGTCTCAGACCCGCCCGCGAGTTTCGCGGCCAGTTTGACCGCTTCCATGTCTTTGATCCTGGGATAGTTCGTGACGGACGCGCCCCAGAGAGTCGCGCCCCAGGTCTTCCCCTCGGGGTCCTTGTAGGTGGTGTTGAACATGACGCTCATGTGACGGAACTGATCGTCCCGGAGCATCCTGACCCCGGCCGCGTTCCAGGTCACGGCGGCCATGAGCTTCCCGTCCGCGACCGTGAGACCGTCTATCCACCCCACGGCCTCGCGCGTCTCGTGGTCGATGTCGACGGGGAGTGACGCCGGGGAGCCGTCCGCGTTCTTCCCCCGCGCCCCGGCCGCGTAGTTCGCCTGGAACGCCGCCATGAGGTCGGCGTCCACTTTGATGATGTTCTCGGTCCACCCGCCGAAGTCGAACGACCCTTCGCGCAGTATCTCGACCTCGGCCGCGAACTCCGTCGGGGAGCCTTCGGCGGCCAGGAGCGCCGCGCGTGCTTCGCGCAGGTCTATTCGATCGTTGGAACGCCCACCGGCGATGAGCAAGTTGGGATCTGGCATGGGTCCCCTCTCGGGCGTAACGGGTGAGGATCGTCCCCGGCAGAGGTATCGCCCATGCCTGGAGAACATGAGCGACACCATTCGCAGACACGAGCTTGTATTCAGCGTGATACATGGGCGGGAGCATGTCAACGGATCAGGGGATACTTCCCCAGGGAAGAATTCGGGCACGAAGAGACCCCGGACCTGTGCGCCGGGGTCTCTTCCGTGTCAGGTCGGGAGTTCCCTTCCCCACCATCGCCGGGTGTCCTGCTCCCACTCTTCGCGCTTCCAGATGTCCAACGCGGCTCGAGTGATCACCAGGCGCGGGCCCTGATCCGTCCACTCAGATCTGAGCGGTATCCGTCCTTCCTGCGCCATCTGGCGAACCCGCCGGGGCGTTCGTTGGATCTCCCGCGCCACTTCCGCCGTGGTCAGAGTTTCGGACATCCGCTCCCCCTTCCTCTGCTAACCAGGCCCCGTCCGGGTCCTCAACGTAGACCAGGTTGCCACTTTCCGACACGAGCCAGCCCGTTGGCGTCCTCACGGCCCGCATGGACACGTAGGCGATCGCCGGGACCGAGACGGATCTTAGGTGGACCGCTTCCCACGTATGGTCCGGGTCCGGGACGAAAACCGGCGGGGACGTGCTAGTGTGCGCAAGCCACCCGGTCGGAGTCTGCATTGTGTAGACGGCCAGGTCCGGGATGTATTCGCGGATCATCGTGATGTCCCCTCTCGGGCGAAGGCAGGACCTCCGGCGAGACAGTCCTCCACGCCTTCCCAGAAGAGATACCCCACGCCTCTCGCAGTCCATCCGCGCCTCTCCGCCTCTGCGTCGGTGTCCTGTCTGATCTGGTCTACGGAACGCGTTCCCATCTGCTCACTGGCCCAGTCATACCCCTCGGTGTAGGCGTCCAGGTCATTGACTGCCGCTTGTCCTGCTCCGAACCGCTCAGACATTCTGGTCTGTTCCAGGGACGGAAGTGACTCAACCGGCGTCGGGACGGGTTGCGGGGTCTCATCGTCCAGGATGGGGATTCCCACGCCACGACAGAGCGACCCGCCCAGACACGAGTGGGGCGGTGCCACGGACGGCCAGGCTTCCTTAGTGAACACCTCGCCGTCCAGGGTCCGACAGTTGCGGCATGTGTTCGCGTCCAGGACCTCGGAGCGTTGAACCAGGGTCACGCGATCGTCCCGCAGGGTTGCGTTGAACCCGACGTGGATCGCTTCGCCCACGGCCACCTTCGCCTGGGCCACCAGTTGGCCCTGCTTGATCCGCGCATAGTTCGCGCGAGCGTCCCCGAGGACACGGTTGATGGTGGTGGTCCCGACGGTCCCGGTCGCCATCTCATCCCGGAGCGCGGGGTCGCGTCGGACCTTCCTGGTCAGT